GGCACCGACAAGTGCATTGAGTTCCTTGATCGTCTCTATACGACTATTAGAAACGAAGCTTACCTTGCCTCGGTTTACATTGCCCGCGAAAGGGGTTCGTTCCCTGAGTTTAACGCTCGTAAGTATCTCAACGAAGAGTTCGCTAAGACTCTGCCTGCGCGTATCCGAATGCTCATTAAGGAGCATGGTATTCGCAACGCTGTGATGCTTACGGCTGCTCCTACAGGGACTGTCTCCATGGTGCATGGTGCTTCTACTGGTATCGAGCCGATCTTCGCTCCGATGTATAACCGTCGCTACCGCGAGGGTAACACTTGGAAGTCGCAGATGGTTCTCGATCCCATGTTTAAGGAAGCTCTCGAAGCGGGTGGGGATGGTCGTCACATTGTTGGATCTTACGATATCACTCCTGAACAACACATGGCTGTCCAGGCGTGCATTCAAAAGTATGTTGACAATGCGATCAGCAAGACTATCAACCTGCCTAATGATGCAAACCATGAGGTCGTGTCCAAGATGGCTCTCAAGTATGCTCCGTATCTCAAGGGCATGACGGTCTATCGTGCTGGGTCGAAGGGTATGGAGCCTCTCGAATCTCTCCCTCTCACTGACGAGAACATCGCTAAGGCAAAGCAACTTATTGCTACTCAGCAAGCTGAAGCCGAGCGTGTGATGGGTTCCTGCACAATTGAAGGGGAGTGTGGGGCGTAATGCCTTATTACAATTATTATTGCTTGGAATGTGAAAAGGAAGAACTCCGTCACATTCCAATAGTAGACGGGATCTTTACTGAACAAGTTCTCGTTAGTAGTCTCAGTCAGGAGGAATCTGATGCCCTTCCTGATTGGGATGATCCTAGAGATTACGAGGCATATAAGGAGGTTACTTACGGTGAAGAACCTCCTGATGTGGTTGAATGCTCTTGTGGTTCAAAAGCTGACAGGTTAGTTAGTGGTCCTCCTGATATTAAGCATGGTAGAAACTCTTACCACTCTATGAAAGAGCGACAACGGTATGCTCGCGAGGGTATGGATAAAAAGCAAGCCGAGACTTTTTATAAAGAGTCTATGGAAGCTACAAAAGAAAGAGTTAAATCGGGCCATCAGCACTACAAGAAAGTTGTCCCAAACTTCAAGGTGTTAGAGCAGCAAGGTGTAGTTAAGCGGAGAACAAAGCAAGATCAAACTGATACAGCACAATATTTGAAAAACGCTAACCGTACTCTGACTAAAGACGGTACAATCGGAAAAGCATCTAGGAAAAAGTAGACCCCGAACCTATCATACAGTATGCCCTACCATATCAGTGACAACACCAAGCGTGGCTGTCTATATCTCCTGAAGAAGGATATTGAATTCTTCTCGGAGATTGTCCCTCTTCTAAAGCCTGATTATTTTGAGTTTCCTGCCTACAAGAATGTTTTCTTGGGGGTAAGGAATTACTACGATAAGTATCGCAAGCTGCCCTCAGATGGTGTGCTGCCAGACTTTATTAATGCGAGTGTTTCGGGTGCTGCTGCTACGGGTATTGATTACGAAGATACCATAGCTGAGATCAACTCCATAGACAAGGCTTGCCTTGGGGATAGGGAGTTCTTACTAGATACAGTTGAGGAGTTTGCTCGTCAACGTGCGATGGATCAGGCTGTGCGGAAGGCCATGGTTATCCTCAACGAGGAAGGCGAGATCGCAGAGGTTGAAGAGCTTGTAAAGAACGCTCTCCTCGTAAATCGTAACGTAGATGTAGGCCAGGATTATTTTGAGGATGTTCACGCCCGTCTTTACCGATCTTACCAGCAAGCTCCTGAGAATAAGATTGGAACTGTGTTTAGGACACACGACAGGCACTTGGAGGGTGGTCTCGCACCGAAGGAACTAGGTATTGTGGTTGCTCCTCCTGGAGTAGGCAAGTCCTTGTATCTCGTAAACCAAGGGGCTAAGGCTATTTACGAAGGTAGGAACGTGCTTTACCTGTCCCTGGAAATGAGCCAGGACAAGATTGCTGGTAGATTTGACTCTGTCTTAACTGAGATTCGTAACTCAGACCTTAAGAAGCCGAGAGCACAACTTACGCTGAAGGATCGCCTAAACGAGGTCAAAGACAAGACTAATGGCAGATTGATAATCAAGGAGTTCCCTACGGGAGCTTCCAATGTAAATCAATTACGCGCCCTGCTTGTGCAACTCAGGCTACACAAAGACTTTAAGCCTGACTTGATCATCGTAGATTATCTTGAACTTCTCAGACCAAACCGTATAATTGATTCTGAGTATCAAGCTCAACAGAGAATCGCGGAGGAGCTTAGAGGTCTTGCCGTCGAACACAACTGCTTACTTTGGACCGCATCACAAACTAACCGACAAGCTAGAAAGGTTAATATCATTACTGACGCGGAGTTAGGTGATTCCTACGGAAAAATCCGACCTGCCGACTGGGTTATTTCTTTGAATCAGACTCAAGAAGAGTATGATGAAGGGGCGATGAGAGTATTCGTTATAAAGGCCAGAGACTCTAAGCAACACTACCTAGTCAATATTGCAGTAGACTACTCTACACTACAGATGAAGGAGCCATCACATGAAGAACAACAAACCAGATGAATTTCCGTTCATTTCAGATAAAAAGCACATCTACAATAAGTTTATTGACAAAGAGATTAGCGACGTAAATGTTGGTTGGTCTACTTTTGTTATTGAACTTCACTCCGATCTTTATGAGGGGGATCAAAAGGTAGATGGGGTCTGTGATTGGGACGATCATAAAATAAAACTAGAAATGAATCTCTCCGATTCTGATGCTAGGGAGACTATAATACATGAAATCTACCACTGTATGCTTGAAGGAGCAGGATTCGACGAGAAGAACTTTGACCAGCAGAGAATGTTCTTGACCAACGAGCAGCTTGTGGTAGCATTATCTAAGCAGACAATGATCCTGCACCATCTTAACCCTAAACTCTTTGCAACAATCTATGCTTGATCCAAACAACATCACTCAAGACGGTTATCAACTTATAATTAAAAAAGTAGGAGACGTAGCTCGCGATCCAAACGAAGTTGCCAACGATCTTCGTGAAATTTCATCAATCCATGGCTATTATTATGGTATCATGATTAAGACCAAGCGGTTGCTGGATGACGCTGAAGATGCTTTGGAAAACTACAAGGCGTCGGCTCGTACTAGTAAGAGGAGCGAGGGAGTAAAGCTCACCGCCGTTGCCGCTGAAGATTATGTTCAATCTCTGGAACCCACAAGAGAGTTGAGCGATGAAGTTCGTCGTCTCAAGGAATGCTACGGGTATGCTAAAGGCATTTGTAGCACCTTGGATATGAAAAAAGATATGCTTGTCCAGCTTTCCGCTAACAGTAGGCAGGAATCCAAGCTTTACCAATAACTTGTTAGCACTCGATAGCAAACCAATAGCCTAAGGAGATATATAATGGCAAAAACACTAGCAGAACTTCGCGAGATGCATACTAAGATTATGAGCGAGGAGAAGTCCACCGGAGGTGGGCAAGGAACGTCCAGTTGGGCGACGTTCCAAGATGGCGATAACTTCGTTCGATTCCTTCCTGGTAGGGAAGACCCTTTGGACTTCTTTGTGGAAGGTGCTGTCCACAAGTATCAGAACGATGAAGGTCAGTGGCGCAACTACAAGTGCCGTAAGCCTCAGGGTGAGAAGTGCCCTGTGTGTGATTTCTACTTCGACCTGTGGCGTCGTCACAAGGATCTGAATCTGGGTAAGGACTCGATGGGTAAGAACATCAGATCTAAGTTTGGTGATCTTGCTACTAAGATCAAGGCCAAGGATCGTTTCTACGCCATTGGCGTGGTGCGTGCGCTTGAGGAAGCTGAACAAGATCCGGTTAAGTATATCGCGATGAGCAAGCAATTGTTTGATCGTGTGATGTCGGCCATGATCAGCGAGGACTTCCAAGATGAGAACGATCCTGATAGCAGCACGATCATTGATCTGGAGCGTGGTAACGATTTCAACATTCGTATTACCCAGCAAGGTCAGTGGAAGAGTTTCAGTGAGTCTCAAGCTAAGTATAAGAAGACTCGCGCCGGAAATCCTGCTCAGGTTGCTGAGTGGATGGAGAACGAATTGAATCTCCAGTCTCTCGTTGAGGCTGGCAGTTATGAGGATGGTAAGGAACTCGTTATGAGTCTCGAAGCCTCTCTCAACCCTATTAAGACCGAGACTACCTCGGACACTCCTCCATGGGATGGGGAGAAGGATTTGCAAGTATGATTAAGAAGTTTTTGATTCCTGGCCTCATCGCTGTGATGTTTGGCCTTACGTGTGCGTCGTGTTCTGTGCTGGAAAGCATGTTCGCTGACAAGGTTGTTACTACGATTAGTAACGTGAAAGAAGATCGTCGGGCGGAAGCCGTCCCGGCGGATATGGGTTTGCTCCCGGCAGATGTTGCGGGCAATCTGAGTAAATCGGGTGAAACCCTTGTGGTCGTTGATAAGGATGATGTCGTTGACCTGACCAATAAGACGATTGACATCAATGATAGTAATAGCTGGGCAGAGGGTGCGATTGGTGTTGGTCTCAGCATTGCTAATACCGTGTGGCCCGGTATAGCTGCTCTTGAAGGTTTAGGTCTGCTCTTTTCTCGAAGAAAGCGTCAACACTATGGCGCTGCTGTGACTTCTGCCGTCCCGACCGACGGAAAGATGGAGTTGAAGGACGCCGTTGTGTCTCTGGGTCGTGCCATTGGATTTGCTCACAGTTCTGAGACTTCGAAGCAAGTGTTCGAAGAAGAGCAGGGTTGGGAGTATGAGGAAGAAGAACCTACGGCTTCGGTTTAAAAAAACAAATAGATATTAGAGTTTCTAACCCAGGTCTTCGGATCTGGGTTAGTTTTTTTATAGACAGGGCTATAATGTTTCTATGCGTAAACTTAGGATACTTGTAGTATTTGCGAACCATGGAGGCTGTAGTTATTATCGTCAGCTATCTCCCATGAAGATGATGCAGGAGGAGCTTAATGATAAGGTTGAGGTGAGATACAGCGACAACCCCCTTGAGTTAGATCCTAAGAAAAATCATATGCCGTTAGAAGATGAGTTAACGGATATGAATTGGGCTGACATCGTGTTCGTTGCTAACATTCTAAAGTATGGTGGTCCTTACACAGCCCGTGTAGTTGGTGTAGCTAAGAAGTTAGGTAAGTTTGTTCACTTTGATACTGACGACCTTCTTACAGATCTTTACGAAGAACACCACCTCTATGATACTTACAAAGATAATAAGCTGGATGAGATCACCAAGTTCTGCTACTTCAATGCAGATTTAGTTACGGTGACACAGGCTAAGTTTGCTGAACGCATTAAACCTTTTATTGGTAAGTGTTTAGCAATTGTAAAGAATGTAATTGATTATTCTCTGCCTGCTTGGAATCACCCTAAAACTAAAACTAAGTACACACGCATTGGTTACGCGGCAGGTATTCACCACAGAGGAGACGTAAAGGTATTCAACGCTATCCCACACCTTGTTAATCAAAAGGTTGGAAGAGAAAACGTTCAGTGGAATTTTTATGGTCACCCACCGCCCGATCCTAAGAAGAAGGGAACTTGGGAAGCGAAGGTGTGGCCTGAGTATATGTCACAGCTTCTGAGAGGCTTCAAGGGGCAGAAAAACTACAACATACACTACGCACTACCCCCAGACGCTTACGGGCGTTACTACGCGGATATGGACGTTGCAATCGCTCCCCTACAGATGAACAACTTCAACGATTCGAAGTCCGACATCAAGGTTGCTGAATGTTCACGTTACAAGATTCCGTTGGTAGCTAGCAATGTCGGCTGTTACGACGAGACTATAATCAATGGGGAGACAGGTTACTTGATTGATCCTGATGCTCCTAAGACTGAGTGGGTGAAGGTTCTTACTAAGCTTTGCAAGGATAAGAAGCATCGTATGGAGCTTGGGCAGAATCTGCATGATCGCACTAAGGATTTGTATGATGGTCGTAAGCAATCTCAACTTCGCTATGACCTCTACATTCAAGCTATAAAAGATACGGGACATAAGATAGATGATATATCAGTGCTACTTTAAAGAAGGTCAACCCTTATTTGAGGAAGAACCCTACACAGGGTTTGGTCTTGAACCCGAAGTGAATCATGACCTTTTTCAAAGGTGTCCTGAGCTAGAGTCATCATTTAATCGTCTACAGCTTACAGAATATGCTTCTTATCTTTGGCATTGGAGAAACACTAAAAGTTTGAAGTGGATTGGATCAACCTCTTACAGGCAGCTAGAAAAGTTTAATTACAAGTTTAAATCTATTGATCAGGTTGAAAGTCTCTTAGGGGAGCATGAGATCATTGCGTGGGGTCAGTATGATCTACAAAATAAATTAGGAATGCCTATAAGTTTGAAAACTCAAGCAAAGGTTTGCCACCCAGGGCTTAATGAGTTTATGGAGATGATATTCTCTAAGTTTAATTTAGAGTTTCCTAAGCAATGGAGTGAGAAGACTTCAGGTTTCTTTGCGAATTACTGGGTGATGAGTAAGTCTTTGTTTGATGACTTTATGGAGTTCTCATGGCCGATGGTTGAGTGGAGTCTTTCTAACATTAAAGACACCGATTATTACAAGACGCAAAACACTTATGGCACGGTTGGTCCTGAGAAGTGCGTTGGTTACTTCATGGAAAGACTTTTCATAGTCTGGTATTTGAACAGAGGGTTAGAGCCATTCAACCCTTCTAAATCTCAACCACTGTTTCACAACACTTTAGAGAGATGAGAAAAGTTATACTAGACAGGTGGCAGGGTCTTGGAGATAATCTTCAAATCTCCACTATACCCAGAAAGCTATACGAAAAATATGGAGAGAAGTGCGTTTGGATATCTGACTCTACTTTTTATAGAAATCCTGAAATACGAAAGCTAGTTTGGGAGAACAACCCTTTCGTTGCTGGGTTCACGGATGAGCCTGGGAAAAGTATGAGGCCCTTGATACGTTTTGGGCAGTATAACTGGATTGAGATGTGGGAAAGGTTATACGGCTGTGACGGCCCCTACTCAGGTAAGCCTGAAGTGTATTTGAAAGCTATGCCTGAGGGCTACGATAGCTTTTCTGATTCAACAGTAGTGGATATAAGCTATAGCAGAGAGTCCCTAGAAGTTAATAAGAAAACTTTTCCTAACTTTATAGATCAACATAAGTCTATTATTTACGACCTATGCAATTCCGGTGAGAAGGTAGTGAAGGTAAGAAATCCTAACTTAGACCCGGAAGCCTCCGTAGATTTAATACAAGAGCTAACGCCGGAACTCGATGTTGACGTTGTTGAGGTTCAAACGATAGAAGACTACTGTAGTTTAATTTCTAAGTGTAAGGATTTCATTTCAACTCACTCAGGTAATCACTCCTTAGCATCCGCGTTGAGGGATAGTGCCAAATGTATTATCCCTTCAAGGTATGCTCATATGAAGTATTTCACTTTCGATAACATTAATTATCTTACAATTGATTGCTAGCATGGATTCTAACAACAAATTATTTTATGTTCACCTAGATTATTCTAGGCTTCTTTTTGGGCACAATTTCAGGGATAATGGGCATACCTCTAGTGAGGTCCCAAACTATTGGGTGCATAGTAGAAATCAATCATCCCGTATATTTGACGAGGTAACCCTACTCACGGACGTAGGA